GAGTTACCTGGAGCTGTGAGCTCGTCGGTTTGCCATTCGTGGTAGATGTTGGTTGCTTTAGATTTGCCGATTGAGGACAAGAAAGGAGTCTCATCACGTGTGATCATCGAAATGAAATTTGCTAGATCCTCACGGTTTGAAACGTCTTTACCAGTACCTGTTGCTCCACGAGCTGTGACGATATTACGTCCACCTGTAGTTGCCATCTTATTAATCCTCCTAGGATATTATTTAGTTAGGGAGTTGGAGGCGTATTGGCGAAGGAAGTCCATTTGGTCATCCTTAGATGCACCCTCTTTAAATGCACGGGCCTTCACCATCTTTTCTTTATCAGCTGCCTTTTTATTAGCAGCTGCTGGTTTCTTAGTTGGAACTTTCTTAGTTGGAATATCCTTACGCTTTGCAGCGCCTTTCGTAATTCCATTCTTCAAGCGGCGATAGTCATCAATGAATTTTACAACATTGGGATCTATAACCGAATTTAAAAGTTCATCTGCAATACCATTTTCAAGAGCGAACTCTCGAATTTCAACTGCAACCTTTTCATTAAAGTCAGGGATCATCTGTGGGATTACTTCTTGGAAGTGTTGCATCTGAGATGTAAACTGCTCTTCCTGAAGTTTTGATTTCTGTTCTTCAACAGTCTTCAAAAGATTCTCACGGGTATTACGTGCAGCCCAGTATTTCTGCTGTGACTGTTCACGTTGATCCTTGAGGTCACTTAGCTCATAAGTATCCCCACTATCCCTAGCTTCTTTAATCTTGGCTTCAATATCATGGTATTCCTTAGCCAGTTTTTGTTCGTCCATTGTAAGCATTGCATTAGTAGCATCTGACATTTTTGTAATTTCAGATAGCTTAGTAATACGTTCTTCATCAATGGCCTTACGCGCCTCTCCGAGTTCACGACCCTTTTTAGAGAGTGAAGCATCTGTCTGATAGCCTTTAAGCAGATCAGCAAATGAGACTTCCATTTCCTCCCCATCAATTTTGACAGAGACTTTGGCATCTAAGTCTAGATCATCAACAGTAAACACAGTAGCTTCTTGGGTAGGGGCTTCCGCGCCATCCTCATCTTCTGTTTTTTCTGTATCTTCCTCAGACTCTTCATCGCTAACGGCGGCATCTGCTACATCTGGGTCTTCCTCAGCAGTTGCTTCCGGATCCTCGTACTCGACCTCCTCTTCTGGTAGCGGCACATCATCATCCCGAAGAAATTCGGTATTAGATAGTACGGCATCTAGGAGTTCTTGTTCGTTTGGACCAGCAGAACTGGGAACATCATCCGTGTTGGGTAGAGATTCATTTTGTTCTGACATGTTATATTATCCTTCTTTTTTAGCCGCAGGCTTAGTTGCCTTTGGTACGGATGTTTCTTGCTTAGAGGTGTATCGATCTAGTAGACCGTGCATAGCTCCAAGTTGATTGCAATTCAGTTTAGCTTTACCTGGAGATCGCATAGAGTCGTACTCTAACAGGTTAATCATATTTTCAATATTAGCTATCAACTGCTCGTAATCGATATTATTCATTGTGTGTTGTCCTCAATGTATGGTACGTTTTTTCCGTATGTTTCAAAGTTAATTAACTTCTGTTTAACATCCCCCAGTGAAAGTGCTGAGTTGTAAATAAACTCTCGTGTCTTAACTTCATGTGGATCTGTGCCTAACCAGGCAGTAAAGTACTGCACCAGCAACTCCCCATAGGCTTCGTTGAAGAAACTCTCTCGTTGTTGAGAGGAGAATTGCGCACGTACAAGTGCTTCCTTTGCTATCAGATCCGGATGTGTATTTCCTTTCAGCATCTTCTCTGCTGCAACCTTATACTTTTCCATCTTGTTTCCTTATTGGTTATAATTATTTAGACCTATACTTAGAAGTCTTAGCGGCTATCTTTTTAGGTTGAGCAACGTATTGCTTACCTTGTTTAGCACCCTTACGTTTAGCCGCACTTGTCGCAGAGTATTCCTTTGAGGTTAGGGAGTCCCTAGCCTTTTTTGGCAGGTAACGTTCTCCCGTAGCTCCCTTACCTTGAGTGGAGTTCTTACCACTCTTGGTACCCCACTTCTCACCAGTCCACTTGTCTAGGCTTGTTTGGGATTTTTTCTTAGGCACGATAACCACCCCCAGCTTTCTTGTACTCACTGGCTAACAGCTGTGCCTTACGCGCAGACCATTGACCTGAACTACCACCTTTAGATCCAGACTTGATTTTATTAAATAGGTTTTTACGCATTGTTGGTTTGGTGTAGTTACCTGCTTCATTGACAGTTGATTTTTTCTTTGGCATTAAGCAGGTTCTCCATTATGCTTTAACTCAGCGCAGTTAGGGTTTATGTTTGCATGGCTGTACTTATTCTTAATCCTCAGTGATTCATTTAGAACGTCTGCCTGACACTCTTCTTCCGTAATGAATATGTTTGGGCTAGTGACAATGTCACAATGCTCAGCTAGGGAACTCATGCAGACTAGTATTATACCGAAATACCCTACCACTACCATTTCTCTTTATCTGCCCAATATGCAGCAGACATCTTACCCTTTGAGATATTCTTCCCATGACGGGCTTTGAAGCTTGCACGTTTGGCTTTCATCTTATCAGACTCACCAGACTTAGGAGCACCAGCTGTTGATGCACCCTGTTCTCCAAAACGGATTGTCTTTATATTATCACCTTCTTTGGCAACAACAACATGTGACTTAGTTGGATGTGATGGGGTACGTTTAGGTTTATTATAACCAGCTACCCCAGCGTTGGTCAGCCTAGAATCTTTTTTCTTTGGCATTAGTTAAACTCCTTACTTACCCATTACATTATTGTGATCTCTACTCATGAATCTAACTTCACTTTCTAACAGAGCTACTCTTTGTTGTAACTTAGTAATATGAGATATGCTATTAGCTAGACTAGCGCTGTCTTCCCACATCTCTTCCAGTTCTACCCAAACATGTTCTAATTCATCTAGGGCATCTTCAACATCTCTGCGTAGATTAACATTTTCTTCAATAGCCATTTTAGAACCAAGTTGACTTACTGTTTCTTCCAAACTATTAATTGTTGCGGATTGTTGAGAAACCCACCATACACCCCCGGCAAGCTGTGCGGCCATTGCTAACACTAAAGCTATAGGTAATTTAATATTATCCATTATCTTTCCTCAAACTATTCAGGTATAACTTCAAAACAATACACTGCGGTACTGGAAGTAGTAATTAAAACTTTTGCCGTATTTTCTGCAGCTTCACAAAGAACTTGAGTTTGAAACTGACCTAGCTGATAGTGTTCAAAGTTGTTGTTCATAACCTGAAACCATACAAGAAACCACATTATTTAATCTCCTCTGCAAGTATTGCTGCACCCCAGAATAAACCAGCGGTACCTAAACCAAATATTATAACACAGGCTATAACAGTTAACAGGTAGAATAGTTTATCTCTTTTTGCAGCTTCTGCCTCAAGAGCATCTTTACGCCTCTTACGGGCTTGGGCCTGCTCGTGGACAACACTCTCCCACATTCCTGGTGGACCATAGAGTCTGCACACGGAGCGTAGTTCATCAGTAACTTCTTTGTGTTTCATCTTAGCTTGAGCTATAGCAAAACCTTCTTCCTCTGTGGAAGTAAGACGACCAAGAGGTCCTTTATGCCTACCCTTTTCAGCTATACCAATTTCTGCTTCAAGGTTAGCTAACTTTCCAAAAGCAGGCATAACACTGTTAACATCTTTACCTGCCTTAATGGCACTGCTAATACCACCAGCTATTGTGCTAACTGCACTAGCTAAAGCTAAAACTTCAATCATTTCTTAAACCTCACTGGCGGGGGTCTTTGCTGCTTGCAATACCCTCCATCATAATTCTGATAGATTTTATATTTTCATCTATACGAGCTAAGGTTAGGGCTTGAGCCTGCACTGTTTGTTCCAGTGTACTAACACGAGTATCTTGTCTTAGTAACTCTTTCTCATTATTTTGTATACTGTGATCTAAAGAAGACACATACCACACCAAGGCAATAGTCTGTAAAAAGATACCTACAACAAAAGTTAACGGCACCGACTTAGATAGATGCCAGTCCTGTTCATTTCCACTACTCATTTAGTAAACCCCGCTCCAAAGTATAGGCCAACAATCGCTGACACTATATGTGTATCTAACGGAGTAATCACAAACCCAGTAGCTGACTGCCACTGTACTGTTCCATCACCACCAAATATCCAATTAATTATACCACCATGTACTTCGGTATAACCTACTATAACACTTACTTCTGGGTAAAAGACTGCTACCGCTTTTGGTAACACGATGATAGAGAATACAGCAGAGAGGGCTATGATCCTTCTTGTCCACGCAAAGTGAACATCTTTTTTACCATGATCCCTAGCCTGTTGCATACCACTTATCATCATCTTCTGCTGTTCATTTTTATTCTTTGTGTTCTGCCCCCAGATAGACATAACCGCCCCAAGTATGGTGGAGAAAAGCATTGTGATTAGTTCTAAAGGTAATCCAAACATTCCCCCACCTCCTATGGTTTATGCTTCCCCTGCAAGCATTGATCGTGCAAGGTTTGTTATTTGATTAAAGTCAGGCCGTGCTGGGGGTTCAATACCCTCTTTACGAGCCTTGATATCAATCTCTGCCCACTGTTGGAAATGCTTATCAATAGATATAGCCAACTGTTTAGTGTTGTCATCCACAGTGTTCTTAGATTGTGCGTTGGTAAAGTTAACGTTAGCTTCAGCAAGTGATGCATCGGCTTCCATCTTACGTTGTGCAAGAGCACCATCCTTCTGAACCTTTTCAGATTGCTGTTGAACAGTTTGAATTGCTTTCTCTTTAAACTCATCTGTTGTGTAGTCTTCAAGATAATCATGGCTATCAATACCCATAGATTCTATGAGTTTTGTAGCTAAGATAGCAGGAGCTTCTGGACGAATAACAACACCTTGACCCTGACTGTTAAGTGCTGGGAGTACAGTACCACCAAGCATCTCAAACTTCTTAATCATGTTTGCGTTTGAGTTCTCACCGATATCTAGAAACACCTCAACATCCATACGTGATGGCAGTGACATGATATCTATCTCAGCGAAAACACCTTGGTAACTAAACTTAGAGTGTGTCTTCAAGCATTTTCGCATTGTCTTATACACACCTGTACACAGACGCTTCATACCTGTCTCTGCAAACCTACGAGCAATATGCTGGATACGTTTTTGAGATGCAGACTGAACTGCGGCTACCTTAGATTCACTATTACCAGACACATACAAGGAATCGTTGAGACCTTGAGCAGCCTTAGACATACCAGTTGCCTGTTCCTTAATTGTCTGTAAGTGTGAGAGTAGCGGTACAGTGCCTGAACTAATTGCCTCTGGAGGCATAGCGGCTACAGCACCATTTGGATTCCCGTTGGTTGGGATGATTTGTTTTGGCCTCATGTTCTGGAGGGCAGAGAAATCAACAACGTTTGGATCAGCAAGCTTTGGTGAATAGTTTGTAAGATATGTATTCTCAACAAACCCACGAAGAATTGCAGTAGATGCTAGTGTAGATGAACGTGTAAAGTCAGCAATAGACAAACCATAAAACTCATATGGGATATCGATAGGTGATAGACAAGCGATTGGAATCATATCTATGTCTTGTTCATACAAGACTGTATCACCTGCAATAATGAAGTGCTTAAGTTCAGCAACCCCATCACCATCACGGTCAACGTTAATCCAACACTCTGTTATGGTAACTTCCCGATTGGCTTCTAATGCTGTAATGTCATCAGTCATACGACCTTGTAGATAACTCTGACCTGTTACTAGCTTACGTGCTGCGATATCCTCTGCATAGCTACCATTGCCATCCCAAGTCGTATCATCTCCAAGCTCATCCCATTCATCTTCACCAATGTTGTCTGCAACTTCAGGCCACATCTTACGGATCTCTGAACGAGTCAGTATTGTTTGGATACCTACGAAACTAGCATCATCAATAGACTTAGAGTCACGTGAGATTCTAAAAGATTCTGGTGGGATGTTCTCAATCTTAACACGAGAGTTATCATTCTTACGACGAATACGTACATCAACATAAACCAACTCAGCATCCTGCTGTCCGGTCTCCATGTTCAACTCACCTAATTCATTTTCATAATTTAG